CCCCTCAACCACGTTCAGCCCCCCCCCTGAACCACGTTCAGCCCCCCCCTGAACGTGGTTCAGGGGAACATAGAATAGAACCTATAATTTGAACCCACAATGGGAGGGGGGGGCCCAGCGCCTTCGGCGACCCGCCCAGAGAAACGAAAGGAGAGATTTCGTGATTCGACCCGAACCCGAATCAGCCCCAGCCACAGACGCCGCTCGCTTGCCCAAGGCTTTGGCTCAGGCCGCGCAGCCGGCGCTTCCGCCGACCAGCCTTTGCGAAGGCCACTGTTGGGCCTTTACGGCAAAAGCTAGATTTCCGTTGCCAAGGTTCGCCATCTGAGGCCATTCAACCCCCGAACCAACCAGCAGAAGTTGAGGACGCGAACATGAAACGACCCTCAGTGCAGCAGCGTTATTTGACCACCGCTCAGGCTGCCGCCTACTTGGGCGTATCGCCGGGCCACTTAGTGAACCTAAGAACCCAAGGGCTTGGGCCCACCTACGCCTGCTTTGGCCGGTCTGTGCGCTACGACCTGAGCGATCTAGATTCCTTTATGGCCGACCGGAAGCAGGCCTCAAAGCCATCGCGCCAAGCGCAGACCGAGGGCCGGCAGTGAATGGGTGGCAACTGACGAGGCTGATTTTCGAGCTGCCGAAAGCGGCGGCCTCCAGCGCCGAGCGGCTGGTCCTGTTGGCCTTGGCAGAACACCACAATTCCAAAACCGGCGCCTGCCACCCTTCGGTGGGGCGAATCGCGCGAAAGACAGCCCTCTCTGAGCGAGGCGTCCGCAAAGCCTTGTCAAGGCTTGAGGCCAAGGGGCTGCTGACGATCCGCCGAACCAGCGGCGGGCTTTACGCGACCAACGAATATCGCCTCACGATCCCGGTCCATTTGCCAACCGAAAGCCAAGAATCCAGCGAAGACCCCCCACCTCAAACCTGCGAAGGGCCCCGGAAGGCCCCTAGCTTGCCCAAGGCGGCCTTTTCAACCGCCGAGTCGGCCTCTGACCCTGCCGAGGGGTCGGAAAGCCAGCCTGAGGCCTTTATCGCGTTTCGCGACCCGGACAAACCACCGGACTGGTGCGAGACCGAAGATTGGGCCACCGCCTGCCATCTCGCAGACCTCGTTGAGGTGATTCCGACCGGGGTCGCAATCGAAGGCTCCGGCGGCTTCGAGCGGGCCTGCGACTTCGCCCGCCTGCTGCAGGACGCCGGGCGAGGCAACGTAATCAAGATTTCCCGCGAGCAATGCCTTGAGACCATTGAGGCCCTCACTCGCGGCGGCGGGTGGAAGACATCCCCAGAGCTGCGCTCGATCCTAGAAGACCTCCAGAAATACCCCGACGGCGCATATCCAAACCTCGAGGGCAGAAACGGCAGCGCCCCGCCATCCCGGATCGAGCGCGCTTGGAGGATCATTCAGAAGCTCGAAGGCAAAACCCTCCGCCAATCGCGCCAGGCTCGCGGCGGGGGTTTCGCCCCAGCGGCCCAAGGGATCTCTGAAGCTCTGGCCCAGCTCGAAAGGAAGATGGCTTAGCAGGCTAGGCCTCGCGCTCCAGAGTTGAAATCCAAACCAACTGCAAGACAGAGTTGAAAACCGCCACCCTCGACCAAAAGGAGATTTCCCCATGCGCACCTTCATCCCCATCGCCGCCGGCCTGCTGCTAACAGGCTGCGGCACCTTCCAGAAAACCGCCGGCCAGTCGGACAGCTTTGGCACCCGGCAAACCGGGTACAGATTGAGCGCTGAGGAGCTCGCAGCGATTCCGGTGCTCGTGGACGAAAAGACCGTCGATTTCTTCGACGCTGAGGGCCGACTCATCCGGCGCGAAGTTTCAAGCCTCCAGCGAGGCTACCCAACAGCTCTCCGCGCGACCGAAACTCGAACCTCGGCCGCCTTCACGGATGCCGCGATGGGCCTTGAGCAGGACGCGAATCCTGCCGGCTCGCGGGTGCGCCTAAACCGAAACACCCAAGGCAACGCTGAGACTTTGAACCTCACCACAACCGCGCAGGTCCAGCGCGCCGAGGCCGACGCAAAGTTGATCGGTGCCGTGGTCGAAGGCGCGATTGGAGGCGCTGTTCGCGCCATTGTTGAGGGCGTCGTGCCTGTTCGCCTCGCGCAGGAGGCCGGCCGCACCGAGCGCCGCGCCATCGAGGCAACCCGCGATATAGAAATCAAGCGCCTTGAGGCAGCAACGCCCGAGGGTGGCCCAGAACCAGAAGCGAGGCCTGAGTGATCATGCCCGCAGCCCCGCGCCCACCGAAGCCACCGAAAGCACCAGCCGCGCCCAAGCCCGGCAAGGAAACGCCACCCACGCCACCCACACCATCCACCCCAGCCACGCCCAAAACCACCCCCACCCCTGCTCGCAAGACCGGGGGTGGGGGGCAAAACACACCCCCCTCCGAGAGGGCCGGCCTCGCGTCGCACACGGGAAAAGTTTACGATCTAGAAAGAAAGAACGGGGCGGAATTCGCGGTAAATTCGACGTCTGCAGACGATCCCGTGAAAGCGGGCGTTGCGAGCCAAGCCAAGAAGGCTGCGTTCGCTGGAATCCTCCGGCGGCTTAAGGAAGGGAAGAAGTTGACAGCCGCGGAGCTTGATCTGCTGGACGAGATGGAGTCACGGGAGCGGTCCGGCGCGGCCACGACCGCAGCGTTGCCCGAGGCCGGCGTGGCGACGTTGGATGACGACCTTGAGGAGTGGACGCTTCGAGATGGCGTGGTGCGCGGGCAGGCTCGTCGTCTTTCAAGCTTGGCCGTCGTGCACCAAGTGAATCGCAAGGAGGTCGACAGGAAGCTTTGGAAGATTCAGCGCGCGCTGCTCTCGCAATACGGCTTCGAGAGCGGAACTCGCAGCGGCCCGCTCACTGGCAACGAAGCCTTGGCGCTGCAGTGGGTTAAAAGCATCGCGCAGCTGGCCAGGGCATCGCAGGAGTGGGAGCTTCAGATGCTCGATCTGGAACGGGCGCGCGCCAACGGTGGTGGTTTACAGATAGATAGATTTGCAGCTCTCGTGGGCACGCTCAAGCAGCTGGCTGACAAGCGTGATTCGCTGGCGCTGAAGGTTCGCGAGCTATCAATGAAGGAAAAGAAGGCGGGTACAGGACGCGGGCAGAAGGCCAATAACTTTCAGATAGTGATCCGCGATGACGAGCTCGCGTGAGCGCAAACAACAAGCCAACCTTGGCTTTCCGCTGGAGGGCTGGGAGTTTTCAGATTGGCAGAAATACGTATGGAACGCGACGCGCTCCCTCTCCAAGCCTCGGTATGTATTTCTGAACGCCGGGCGTGGAGCGGGCAAAGACATCGTGGCAATTCGCTGCTGCCTTCGCGATGCGCTGAAGTGGTATGAGCTTCAGCGCCGGCGCATCGCCAGCGGGGAGCAGAAGAACAGGCTGAACCCCATCTGCAAGGTCTGGGTGGTGGCGCCGCAGGAGAACAACATCAAGCAAACCTGGGAGGACTGGAAGGGCGAGCTTCGCCACTTGGCCGCGTGCTGGGGGCCTTCGTGCGGTATAGATCCCAACGAAACCGATTGGCTGTTTCGCGAGGTCGTCCGCGAGAACAAGATCGTCGTGTTTGGCCGCGGTGAACTGGAGATTGAGAAGCGCCTCACGAGCACGCGTGATTCGCTGCGCGGACCTGGCGTTGATATAGTTCACTGGACGGAGTTCGCGACCGAGACGATTCCGGGCGAGCTTGAGCGGGCGTTTCGCGGGGAGCTTCCGGGGACAATGCTTCGAGCGGGCAGGCTCGGAAGAGTCTACGCGACAACCACTCCCAAGGGGCCAATGGGCGGATTTTACGATGAGATGACGGCGCGCTTCGGCGATGGAGTGGTTCAGGGGATCGAGGACGCGGAGTGCCTTAGCGCCGATGGGCTGAGCTACTACCGCCACGCGACAAGCTATGCAAACGAGTTCCTGACGCGGGAGCAGGTGGCACAGATCGAGGCCGAAAGGGTTAACGGGTGGCTGTACGAGCAGGAGCGCCTTGCAAAGTTCGTGGTGGGTGACCTCGGCGGAGAGAAGGCGTTTCGCCGGGAATGGGTGGAGAAGTGCCTTGTGGGATCGAGGGCGAAGCGTGAGGGCTTTCGGCAGGTTGTGATCGGTGTTGATATAGCTCGCTTCGGGACTGACGAAACATGCTATCTCGCGCTCGACGACGAAAGCGGCGACGTGCTTAGGATCGAGTTTCACCGGGGCCGCAGCGGCGCAGAGGTTGTGGAGGACTTGAAAAGGCTTTCGAGCGAATTCCCCGGCGCGCTGTTTTACGTCGATTCCACGGGGCACCGCGGATATATCGCCGACTTCGCGCCGAGCTGGCTGCCCATCACCGAAACGCAGTTCAGCCGAGAGAAAGAGAAGTGGGTTGGGGGCCTGCGGATGCTCTTGCAGTTGGGACGGTTGCGGATTCCCGACCCTGAGAGCTGCGCCGGCCTTGCTGGCGTCGAGAAAGAGGCGCTGCGGAAATTGCTCAAGCAAGTGCTCCAGTTCGTAAAGGTGGTTCGGCAATCCGGCGGTATAGATTTCCGTCATCCACCGGGAGAGCATGACGACGGAGTTGACGCGCTGATGCTCGCTTCGATGCGGCTGGCGACGCGGATGCAGGAGACGTTGGGCGCGGCGGGAACAAAGAAAGCGGTAGGGAAGTTGATTTTCTGAGAGGAGGCGAAGATGGGGCGTCGCGGGAAAGTGGCTGAAGGTTCTGAACCGGGCGGCGAGCCTGAGAAGCGTCCGAAGTTTGAGGTCGATCCGCCGAAGAGAGCGAAGTGCCCGAACTGCGGTGGCGAGCGGTTGAGGGTTGCCTATACCACGGTTTTCCGAGAGTCCGGCTTTCGGCGAATTACGGCGGACTGCGCGGACTGCGGAGCGATCTGCTGGTGGGATGCGCTCTTGGAAAGCAAGAAAATTTGATTGGCGCGCGCGGGCCCTTTCCGTGTTAGAGCTCGGGCGAGGAGTCGCCCATGTTCGACTTTGGTCATTTGGCCCAGCGCGTTCCGCCCGAAGTGGCGGCTGTTCTCGAGCTCGTAAAATCCGAGCTCGACTTGACGAGCATCGATGGCTCTCGCAGGCGTGAAGACCTGCTCAAGGTTCGGGACCAGCTGGCGGGAGGCGAGGCCGCAACCTGCGAGAAGTATCATCCGCAGCAGTACGGGCTGAACAAGGACCAGCAGGCCCACTTCCGCAGGACGCTGCGCCGCTCGCATGTAAATCTAGTTGAGCCTGCACTTGACCGGTTGGTGAACTCGATCCACAGCGGAAAGATTCGGCGGCGCGTTGCGGCGGGAAACGATGCGGTTGCCGCTGCGATCCGCGCGCGCGGCCATGCCTCGGCGATGGCCCGGCTTTGCGAAAACGCCTTTGCCTACGGAACCGGTTACCTGGTTCCGCTGCTGCGCGACGGCACGATCCGCTATTGGCTGCCCGACCCCATCGGGACAATCTTGGTGGCCAACCCCGCCGATATAGACGAGGCCTTGGGCATCGTGGAGGTGCGCCGAAGCTATCAGTTGCGCGGCGATGGCCTTGGTGCTGTGGGCGAAACGGTTGTGCGATACGTCACGCGCACGCATCGAGGATACGCCGGGGCGCCAGGCAATGAGGCCTATGAGGAGCATGGCCTGGGATTTGTACCTGCGGTGGTGGCTCGAGGCCGCGACCTGCGCCACCAAGGCGAGGTTTACGGGCGGTCGCTGGTTATCGGAGTTGCCGACGCCACCATCCGCGTGACCAACAACGAAGTGAACCTCGAGCTGCTTCGGGACCGGCAGACACAGGCGCTCTTGATTGTCGAGGGCGAGCCGAACCGCACGAGCGCTGACGATCAAGCGGCCACTGGGAAGTATATACAGTTTCCTAAGGACGGCGGCAGCGCGCGCTACACGACGCCCGAGTCTCGGCTCGAAGAGGTCATCGAAGTAACCCGGCGCTTCTGCGAGGATGCCGCGATTTCAAGCGGGCTTCCGCTGGACACGTTCCTGCCGAGCTTGATTGCGGGAAGCGATGCCAGCGCCACCGCCGCGCGCATTCGCGCCTTCCCCTTGCAACAACGAATGGCCCGTCTCGTCAACGAGTGGGAGGCCGTGGAGGAAGAAGCGATCCTTGCGGTTGGTGGGGTTCTTTTGGCTGAAGCACTGCCCGGCGCGAGCGCGAAGGAGCTTCGCGATATGCTTCGCCCCGAGGTGACGATCCGCCCAAGCCTTCCAGAGGCGGACGCCGAGACGTTGAGCAACTGGCAGCAGAAGACAACCAACTTCATGGCGCCAATCGAGGACGCGATAGATTTCTATGCGGACCATCTCAGCGAAGAACAGAAGGCTGCGCTTGCGCGCGCCTGGGCTCTAAAGAACGACCCAACGGTCGATAACGGCGCGAGCGACGAGCAGGCGAAGTTCCGGCGCGAGATTGCCAAGGCTCTATACGGCAGCCAGACAACCAAAGAGGTGATGGCGAACCTCACCGATTTGGAGGCGCTGATGGAGGCCGTAGGCCTTCCGCGCGACGCCGCCGGTGCGAAGCCATGGCTGCCTGTCGTGGCGCCGATGGGCCCACTGGTAACTGGGGAAGTTATCCGCGACAACGACGGCAGGATCATCGGCGGCGCGGTGGCTGAAACGGCAGGCGGGATGCCTGCCGAATCCATAGAAGGAGCATCGGGATGATGCGCACGTTGTGGAAGTTTTACGCGCCTGACGAAGGCGCCGGTTTCGCTGGAGGCGAGACGCCTTCGGGCGAACAGAATCCTGCCGGTGAGCAGAACGCCCAGATCACTGATAACGCCACGGCCGAAGACACGGCCGGGCTCAAGTCGGCCCTCGAGAAGGAGCGGGCAGCACGCAAGGAGCTGCAGGCCCAACTCAAGCAGCTCAGGGATCTGAGCGGCAGCGGAGAGGAGGCGGAGAAAAAGCTTCAACTGCTGGAAAAGAAACTCGCTGAATACGAGTTTCGGGAAACGCGCGAGGCGGCCTTGGCAAAGGCAATCGCAGAGGCCACGAAGGACGGGACGTATTTCGTGGATCGTGAGAAGGCGGCGAAGCTGGTTGCCAAACTCAGCAGAGCCGAAAGGCTGGAGGCCGACGTGCAGGAGATAGTCGAGACCCTGAAGGCGCAGGCTCCGCCTGCGAAGAAAACCGAGCCGGTGATGCTTGGGCAGCCGGCGCGCAACATCGAAGGAAAGACCACAGACCTCCCATATCAAGAGTGGGCGAGGCTGAAGCGAGAAGACCCGGAGGCCTACGAGGCGATGTTGCGAAGCCGCCGAAATGGCGTCGGCTTCCGGATCATGGGATCGTAACAAGGCCGAAGGGCCTGAACTTCTGACAATAGGCGGCACCGCCGCCAGAGAGGAATCAAGACCATGGCTGTAACTCTTGCCGCCGATGTATTCATCCCTGAGGTGATTGCGGACATCACCACGGATATCCTTTTCAAGGAAACCCTCCTCATCAACAGCCCGTACGTCACGGACGGCACCCCGTCTGTATATCGAGACGGCGGAAGCACGCTGACATTTCCCTATTGGGACACTGAGAAGTCGGGGCTGGTGCAGGACCAGGTGGAAACGCGCGCCGGCGTGACGCCCAGCAAGATTCATATGGGCGATTATCAGGAGCCGGTGGTGAACAAGATCATCAGCTTCGATTTCAGCGAAAACGCCATGCAGGACATCCTGCAGAGCGCAAACCCGAATCAGCACATCGCCGAGATCGTTGCCAGCGAAAGCCAGCTGGAAATCCAGTCGAACCTTATTGCCAAGGCCGAAGGCACCAACCTTCTGGACGAAGCCTCGTACACGAGCGGAACACCGGCAAACCAGCTGCTGACCGTGGATTCGATTCTTCGGGCGAAGATGGCTTGGGGCGAGAAGGCCGCTGGCGTAACGCCAGGTCTGTTCGTTCACAGCAAGCAGTTTACCGATCTGGCGCAGACGGACGACTTCAAGAAGCTTGGAACCGCGACAACCAACAATGCGATTGTTCAGGCGCAGGCCCCAATGGGCGCGGTGGCGATGGTCCACGGATGCTTGATCTATATCCTCGACTCCATCACCTCCAAGGGCGGTTCGGTGGTTTCCATCACCCGCTCTGGCACCACGGCGACGCTGACAACGTCGGCGCCCCATCGCTTCAAGGTTGGCGACAAGGTTGCCATCTCGGGAGCGACGCAGACCGAGTACAACGGGATCGTCACAATCACCGGTGTAACGGCTACAACGTTCACCTACGAGGTCAGCGGCTCGCCGGCTTCTCCGGCTACGGGTTCGCCGGTCATTGCTACGCGCTATGAATCGCTTCTCTGCCTTCCGAATGCCCTGCAGCTTGTGATCAAGCAGGGGGTTCGGGCTCAGCAGCACACGCACGCCGGCAGCGTCGTCATCACGCAGGACTTCAAGTTCCGCTACTGCACGACGCTTAGGCGCGTGAATCCGCGCCGGGTCATTCGCTTCTCGACTCGCTGACGCAACTGCACGATCCCTGGGGCTGCTGGTAGAGCAGGCTGGCAGCCCCATCTTTCAATCTATATCCGGGAGTTGTGACCGCGATGGCCTCTTTGTTTGGAATCACGCCTCAGGATTTACTCTCGAAGCTGGTTCCCGCGCCTGGGAGCGAGAGTTTTGCTTTCAGCATCGGGCCGAACGGGCCTCCGGAAAACGATCTCTCGAACGCGGCCGCGCTCGCGATTATCGAAGAGCAGGAGGCCATTGTCGAATCCTACCTGCGCCACAAGTACCAGAGGTTGCTTCGGCGCGTTGAGGGCGAGATCGCTGTGCGCTTTGCCTTCGAGGGACAGGCGACGTGCCGCGCAACACTGACGCCCATCACCTCCATCGAGGTTTACAAGAACTGGCCGCGCACGCGGGCATGGGCGGATCGAAGGCCGGGGGAAGCGATGGACCCGAGCGAGTATTCTGTGAACTTCTCGACCGGCGTCATCACCTTTGCTCAGGCCTTGAGCGAAAACGATCAAATCTATCTGGACTACTACCACGAGGGCGCGAGCAAGCTTGTTGATCTTCGGCACTTGGTGCTCTCGCTTGCCGCCGTGGAGGTGGCCCGGCGGTTCTCCTACTTCCGCAGCGCGGAGGGCTTTGATCGCTTTGAGGGCTGGCAATCCAGCTCAGCCGGGCACCTGCGAGATTTGGGGCGGACTGATGGGGCCCAGATCGGTTTGTTTGATCGGATCGACCTGGTTAACGAGACGAAGAATCTCAGCTTGGGGGCGCTGTGATGGCATCCAAGATCAACACGGGCCGCGCGGTTCGCAGCTTCAAAAAGCTGGAGAGGAATCCCGTGATTGCAGAGCTCGCTGTTGCGGTTTACCAGAAGCCGTTTCGCGATGGCCTGGTGGAGCGGCTGAACAACGCAACGTGGCCTCCGAACTCGCCTGAGTGGGCGGCCCGTAAGCGTTCAAAGAAGCGATCTAGAAAGCTGAAGTTTTCCTCGGACAAGCCTTGGGTGCGCACCGGAAAGACGCTGAAAAGCATCACCAACAACCCGCCGGAAAAGCTTGGCCCGAAGAAGGGAATCACAACTGGCGTTAACTGGCGGAACTCGCAGGCGTTTGCGGTGCCGCGCACCTTTACGGATGCGAAGGGGAAGCGGCTTCCCGCCGATCGTCAGGATAAGATTTTCAAAACGCTCAAGCGCGGATCGGCGATGGCAAAGCTGAATGATAACGCAAAGAAGCGCGGCCGGACGCTGCAGGAGGTGTTGAGCGAGGTCTTTGGCCCGAAGAGAAACGCGGTGGCGATTCCCGCCCGCCCTCTCTTCGCCTGGTCGAAAAACTGGCAGCCTGAGATGGAACAGCATATAGACGCGGCTGTTAAGCGCGTGATGGCAAAGGAAGGATTTACGGTCCGCTGACATGGCTCAGAAAACTCCTGGGAAAATTCTCCACGAAACGATCGTTGCGATCTTGGATCAGTCCAAGGCCTCGCTCAAAGTTGACAATCGAGTAGTGACCGTATTCCCCTACTTTCCCGAGAACACCTTTAGCCAAAAGGCCATGCCGCTGGTTGTCGTGGAGAGGCCGGTAAAATCGGAGGAAGAGCCTTGGGGCCGGGACTACGAGCGGCGCGTCTATACGGTTCCGATTCTGCTGGTAGACTCGGTTGGCGTGCGGCCGGGCGACGAGCAATTTGCAGAAGAGCGGATCGACCTATTGTTTGAGAAGGTGAAGGCTGTTTTCGCCGAGGCGACCAATGCCAACATGCGTCTGCCATGGCTCCACGTTTTCTGGTCACTCATCAGTTGGGACGAGGAAGAGAGCGCGCCGGGCGGGAACAATCTTCTCCTAAAGCCGCTACAGCTTTCTGTACCGATGACTTTGGAACGCGGCAAAGTCTGGAACGTGTAACCACCGGCAGCGATCCGGAAATCTGACGAACACAAAGGAGAACAGCCATGGCGATTCAGCAGGTAGCGCGGGCAAAGAGCATCACTTGGACGGTTGTTTCCGGCCAATCTCCGGCCCCTCCGACGGGGCCAATCAACAACGTGCAGTCCTACAGCTTCAGCCGAAATCAGGAGCTTGCCGAGTTCCTGAGCGGGACCAGCCGAGTCAATTCTCACTATCGAGGCGTCGAGTCGGCGACGATACAGATCGAGACGGCGGACATCGCGAAGTGGAGCGCGTTCGCTGTGGGGCAGAAATTCACCAACGTGATTCTGACTCTCGAAGGCGCGAAGGATAGCGGGAACGCGTCGGTGGGCGATGACATCACGATCACTCTCAGCGAGGCCGTTGTGACCGAGGTTGGCGAGCTGTCGATGGGCAACGAAAACTCTGCCCCGGTGGTGGGCTCTGTGACCTTCGCTCTGAGCCGCCTTGCGACGAGCACCGCTGACCCGACGGTCGCAATCGCTGTTGTGGGTGGCTGACCATGAGCGAGCAAAAGCCCTGCTACCTAAGGAAGACGGAACTGGTTCTCGCCGACGGGAAAACCTACTCTTTCCGAGCGATCCCGCTCTCGCGGAAGACGATGCCCCTGGTGCGCGCGCTCGTCGATGACTCGGCCCCAGACACTGACAAGCTGGCTGCGCTGGTAGAGGCTATCGAGTTGTCGCTGTCCTACGACCAGAGCCCAGAAGAGGTTCAGGAGATCATGGACTCTGGCCTTGTCTCGCCGGGTAACAAAGAGGTTCTGAACGCGATGGTGGCAGGGCTTTCGTGAGGTGGGCGCCGCTGGTCTGTACGCGCGCTTTAAGGCGCTTTGCTGCGCCGCTTGGGGGATTCCCCCTTGGGAGTTCGACGAGGCGGCGGAAAGTGAAAGGATCGCAGCGGAAGACGCCTTGGAGGCGGCATTGCTCAGAGCTTCGGGGCCTCTTGCGGGCGACGTTCTTGGCTATCTGTTCCGCGAGGAGGCGGCGGCGAAGCGGCGGAAGCTTGAGGCAATGAGGGGTCTGGTCGCGCAGTTCCGCGCGACATCCGACCCATCGAGGAAGTTGGAGCTGCAAAAGATGATGACCAAGCTCAACGAGGAATAAGGCGATGGCGATTGTCGGCCTGAAGTTCGATCTGGAGCCTTGGAAAAAAGGCGTTCGCAACGCAGGGGCCTTGGTTAAGAAAGGCATCAGCGGAAGCCTTCTCCGGCCATTCGACGCGGCCGTGAAGCGCACCGCTGCGGGAATGGCAACCGCCTTCAAGACGGCCGGCGCGGCTATCAAATCAGCTCTGGCCAGCGCCTTCTTCCCGCTGCTGGCTTTGTTCGGAGTTGCCAAGGTTATCTCCGAAATCAAGAAGGCTTTGACCGGATCGCTACAGGCCTATCGCGATTACTCCGACAGCGTGACAACCCTGCAGGCCTCGCTCAAAACGCTCGGTGAAGCTGTAAATCTATCTTTCGCGACAAGGGAAGTGAAGGCGCTTGGGGAGCAGCTTCGCCTCGCGCTGGGCATCACAGGCGCCGAGGTGAACAGGGCTTTTGGGGACTTTGTAACCCGTGGCTTTGACTTCAGCCAGGCGCGGCAGCTGACGATCCTCGCTGGCAACTACGCGAAGAAAACAGGCAAGCCACTATTGGATGTCACCAAGCAAATCGCTGACGCGGCCAACGGCAACCTGCGCTCGCTGAAAGAGCTTGGGGTCCAGATCGCAATTACCGGGGACAGGGTTCGCGACGGCGAGGCTGCGGTGCTAGCGCTCAAAAGCGCGTATGGCGACATCGGCAGCGAGCTTGCCAATCCAAGCGAGCGCTTGGCGGCCGCTTGGAATCTCCTCGGGGTCACGCTGGGCGAGAAGATTAGCCCCATCATCGAGCCGCTGGTGCAGGGATTTTCCGACTTCGTGGTGGGGTTGACGAAGACGGAAGAGGGCCAGCAGATGCTGGAGAAGGTGGCCGAGGCGATTCGCTTCGTTGTGGAGTTCCTGAAGCAGGCAACCACGAGCGTCTCAAACCTTGTGGAGATGATTCGATCCGGCGGCAGCGTGATTGTGGGGCTTCTGAAAAGCTATATCAACGAGGCCATGAAGTTTTGGCTGGATTCGCTTCGCTCTCTTCCGGGTGGGGATTGGTTGCTTGAGAGGCTGGGGCTTGACGGCAAGGCGATGAGCGCGGCTTTCCGCGAGCAATCGCAGGCGGCCCTCGAGGAAGTGAAGGCCGCATCGAGTGATTTCGTGCGGGCTCAAGGCGAGTTCCTTCGCGGCGAAAGCGACACGGGGATTGCAGGTCAGTTTAATTCGCTGATGGAAGCGGGGCGGCGCGAACGCGAAGCTGCGGCGCGGGCGCTGCGAGAGGAAATTGAGGCAACGGCCGGACAGACCTTTGCCGGCCGACCGGCTCAGGAGATGGAGGCGGCGCGGGCCGCGAAGGCTCGCGAGGTCGGCACCAAGCGGTCTGCGAGCAGAGCAACGGGTCGGGCCTCCGCGGAAGACGGGCAGCGCGTTTCGGTGCGGATCGTGAGCACTCGGCCGGATAGATTTCGCAAGGCGAGGTTCGCGTGATGGCTGAGCAGATTCTGTATCGAAGCGTGGTGCTTTGGGATTCGGCGGCGAACGGCGCCGGCTGGGATTTCAAGCCTGGCGTGCTGGTGGACGAGGCGAGCGAAGCGAAGGCGCCGCTTGGCGTTGGCTACTGGGTGAAGCCGGCCGGCGTGGCGACGGCGACGCACACGCTGGAGCTTGCTTGGCGGACAAGCAACAAGCTCGGAATCGCATCGACGGTTCGAGGGTTGGCAACGGCAGCTCTGGGGCCGTTGGTGGTTCCGGGATGGGGCACCTTTGCCAAGTGCCGGTTGTCATCTGTATCGGATTTCGAGAGCTTCAAAAGCGACGCGGCGACGGGCTATATCCTGCGCGCGACGTTGACTTTCACGCAGTACCCATAGGAGGCCACGGTGTTCCCCTACAACAACAGGCTGGTTGACTACGTTGCGAGCTTTCCGGCTGCTGTCTATGCGCCCAAGGAGGTGCGCAATCTCAACCCTGATGGCGAGCTGCTGACGGAAACCGGAACGGTGCCGGCGTCGGCCGACTTCGAGGGAAAGCGTCGCCTGAATCTGGATCAAGTTCCGCAGGAGCAGGTGGGGATTACGGTGACGGTGGCGGGTTCCGCGCGTGCGCTCGTGCCCTACGGCGAAGCGCCGGCAGTGGGGCAGGTGGCTTTGTCGATGGCAACGGGCGTGCTGGAGTTCCACGCGAGCGACGCGGGGCTTGCTGTTTCGGTGACCTATCGCGGGAAGGGAACGCCACTCATGGCCTTCCTCTTCCACCAGTTGGGTAAAGAGCTTCAGGCCGTACAGACCAAGGCGCTTGAGCTGGACGGACTTTTGAGCGGTCTTGGAACGATGGCGCAGCAGAACGCCAACGCGGTCAACATTACCGGCGGAACGATCAACGGGACCAATATTGGGCAGACCAACGCGGGAACCGCCCGCTTCTCTCAATTGAACATCACTAATATAGAGCAAGGCTCGCCAGGCCGCTGGGTGGCTCTCAATACAGAAGGAGCCGATTATACTCTTACCTCTCCAATTTCAAGCGGTGCCGGAATGCCCATCTCCATCGGCGGGACCGGGGCGACGACGGCAGCAGGCGCGCGCACCAATCTTGGTCTCGGCAGCGCGGCCGAGCGCGACGCGAACGCCTTCACCAACCGGCCATTGGTGATTACCGTCAGCGGCAACGCCACGCGCAACCTGCTTGCCAGCGAGAGCGGCGCCATGGTGCTGATGGACAATAGTGCCGTCACCAACACCGTCAATTTGCCGGCCGGACCTCCCAACGGAACATACTACTGGATTAGGGTCATCAGCGGTGGTAGCATTGAGCAAATCGTCACCTCATCCGGCAACGGATTCGCCAGCAACGATTCGATTGACGGATTTAGCATGGTTGGATCGACCGGTGCGAACTTCGCCACCATGCTGGTGCTTTACGTCGCCGCCGATGATATCTGGCACGTCCTCTTCAACGATGGCTGGACCAACCCAATCTAAGGAGCAACCATGAGCACCTTCGACCTAGAAAGATATATCGCGAGCGGGGCAGCGGTTGACCAGTTGAGCCCTGCACTTGAGCAGGCGCGCTTCGCAACAGCAGACACCGAGCGGGCCCTTGCCGAACTCGACCGACGGAACGTTGCGGCGATTCGCGCCCTCGCAGGCGGGGAGCAGGCCGCGCAGGAAGCGCACGAGAACAACCTGCCGTTTCTGTACGAAGTCCGCAACAGCCGAGCCCCGCAATACATCGCCGGGCTCAGGCAACTCGCCGACAGCCTTGAGGCCGCCCTGCCGGTCCTCGATAGCGTTCTAGACGGGTGGCAACCAACCACGGTCTCTGCACCGGACGAAGCGCAGCCCAACGATGAAGACGAAAGCTGACATGGACCCCAAAACAATCGGGATCGCTGCCGTGGGTATTGTTGGGATGGCCGCAACGACGCTGGCCGACCCCTATCAAATTGCTGGCATCGCGGGTTTGGAGAAGATAGGAATCGCCGCCGTTACGGTAGCGATCCTGCTGTACCTGCTGAGGCAGGAGCGCGCCGAGCGACAAAGATTGATGGAAGACTACAAGGAGCTTCAGGCCGAAGTCCGGCGGGAGATTCAGCCCGCGCTGACGGCCCACGGGGAAGCGATGCGGGAATTCGGAAAGGCGCTTGGGCGGCTGGCCGATGCGCTGGATAGGAGACGCTGAGAGATGGTTGGAGGGTCGTTTGTCGGCGGCGGTTCCCTCGATGGGCGGATTGCGGGGTTGGCAGCGCGCGCCACGGCGGCCGGCGTTGATCTCAGCTTTCGCCACCTTGAGGTTCCCGAGGGGTCCAATCACCAGATTGCTGTGGCGCTCGATGGGGATCTATATGCCTTCACCCCTTCTGCGGCGGGCAGCCGACAATCGGTTTCCTTCCCGGCTACAATTGGCGACGGTGAGCACCGGGTTTCGGTGGTCCCCATCCGGGGGGAAACGCGACGCGCCCCAGACCTTCACGGCGTGGACTACGGGCGGCGCGCGTTCCTGCGATGGCCGCCTTCCCCGTCTAGCGATCTAGATTCCTATCTGGTCTTTGGCAACGGCGGCAGCGGACCGGTGAACTACTCAGAGCCAATTGCGGTCGTCAGCCTGATTGACGTGCACCGAGATTGGTTTCAGGCCGGCACCGGAACGGGAAGCGGGCGCCTAACCGTGGGGGGAAACTGGTCGGGCGAGAGGGTGAACCAGGCGTTTACCGTGCAGACTTCTTCCGGAACCTTCCGGCACAACCTGACCGGCTCTTGGTCCGCGTGGGAACCGATCAATCGCGGCTCGGCAACCCTTCTCGACTTTGGCGTGGTGGTCGTATTCGAGGACGATCCGGCCAGCTACGCGGCCAAAGCATTCGAGATTCGCGTCGGCCCGCTGGTCGAGTGGGCCTCGCCGGAACTGGCGGAAGGCAATTGGCTCTTCTCGGTGAAGGGGCGAGACCTCGCGGGCAACCTATCGGCCGCTCTGACAGAGCTCCCCTTGGCAATCATCCACCGCCCCGATGCGGTGCGGAATCTGCGCGCAACCTTCGACCCATCACTCTCTGATCCCATCGCGCTTTCTTGGGATCTTCCGAGCGATCCCGACCGAGCGGCCGTTGATCTATATTGCAACTACTCCAACACCTTTGAGCGCCTTGGCGAGGAGATCATCGAGGACGCGCCTTGGGTGAGCCTCAGCGACGATGCTGAGACCTATGCCTTCGCGCCCGCCGTCGATGGCGTTTGGCGGTTCTATGTTCGCACGAGAGACAGCGCGGGCCGGCGCTCAGACAACGTGGAGGCCGTGGAGGTTGACACGGAGGGCTTGCCAACAGGCGTTCGGCTGAACGCGCCGGAGCAAGTGGCGGTTGCCGCAGGGCCCGGTGGCTCCTTCGTGGTCTCTTGGGTCTACCGCTTCGAGGGCGGGGAGGACATCGATGGCTTCGAGGTGCGCGAGGTTGGCGGCTCCGTGGTGGCAACGTCATCCGCTGTCGGTGAGACGATCGCATCTTATTCCGCGACGGTGGCGGGGCCATACTCGGTCGCAACCTCCTTCGTCGTGGCCGCGCTTGCTGCCTCAGGTGACGAGCTGCTTTCCGATGAAGTCGAAGGAACGCCTGACGCGACGCCGCCCTCGATGCCAGAGCCTCTTCAGGGGGTGCCGAACTGATGGGCAGCTTCGTTGTGTCATCCTCGATGGTTCTTCCTCGTCTGCGCCAGTGGGTATATCTAGACGGCGCATTGCGATCCGATCTGTATTGCACGGCGGTCTCATTCTCGCACGGCACGGCGGGATCGACAGCCAGCCTGCAAATTCCTTCCCGCGACTGGGACGGCGGGAAATCGAACCTTCGAGGCCGGCGCGTTCGCGTGGACGTTGCCTTTGATGGCGGCGACATCGAGACGGTGTTTGTGGGTTACCTGACCTCTGCGGAAGGCTCGGTTTCGGAAAACACAATCAACGCCTCCGCTGTCTCTCTGCTCGGGCTGGCTGATACAGTTTACCTCGGTCAGGGCGACTTGGCCAACGACATGGCTGTTGAGTACCCGGCGCGCGCGCTTTACCGCGGGGAACTTCGGGAAACCGGTTGGACGGTGGCGACCGTGCTTCGGGATATTTTCAGCGGGAACCCAAGGACGTGGAAAGGCGGAGGGGGAAGGCTCCCTTCCGGGTGGCGGTCGCTGCTCAAGCTTGGCTCTCTGGCGGTGCTCGGAAGCAGTTACAACGACGTGCCGCTGGGGGATTTGCTCTTCCGCCAGGCAACCCTTCGAGATGCGCTCGATCAGTTGCTCGGTCTTGTGGGATCAGTGACCTTCCGAGAGCGCTTCGCTGGCAACCTGACCTATCTAGATTTCTTTGAACTGGCAGACCCAAGCGCACCGATCAAGACCGTGGTTGTCGCGCGGGCCGGCGAAACGGCGCAGAACTCCAACGTCTTAGAGATTGCCCACGAGGAAGGCGCTGACGCCGTACGAACGCGAGTGATCGCACTTGGAGATAGGCGGCGCTTCACGATCTCCATCGATACCGACCACCCGACGGCACCGCTGGAGAAGGGATGGAATCCTGCGCTGGAGGCTGAGGTTCTTGCAAACCCAGAGGGGGCCAAGCGGGGCGTCGAATCAGGGGCCGCAGGAGATCAATCCCGCTCCGAATTCTCCGAGGAGCGGGCAAAGGTGTTCAGGCGCTTTCTGCTGCCTGATTGCATGCGGCGGCTGATGATCGAGAAAGATTTGGCGGTCGAGCTGTCGGACGGTTCCCGACTGGCGCTGCAAGTATGGAAGTTTCCCCGCGTGCTTGCCTACAATCCCGTGACTGATGCGTGGTCATCCACGGCAGCCGAGGCTCCGGTGCTGCTTGAGGGCACGCAGTTTGATCTGGAAAACGGTTACTTCGTCCTGAAGTCGCCCGCCGTGAATCTGGTTTCTTCCAGCGCCGATGAGGCCGGGAAAATCGTGGATCTATACGAGCCAGCTGTTGTTGGGCTTACCCTTTCGGTGGCTGGTCCCAGGCTGGTCTTCGACACGGGCGTGCGGCGGAACGGCCTCAACTTTCAGGGCATCGATGGCGACGGGCTTGTCGAGGCGGTGACAAACGAATCCTTTGGCTACAAACAATTCTCCAACGTCGGCTTTCCCTTCGAGGACAGCGACGGCGACGAGCACGTCTTTGATGGGGCATGGGTATATCTAGACGGCGACGGCTGGACCTATTACGACGGGCAGATCGTGACGCAGGACGACGAGAGCATCTTTCGACGCTTCGCCCAAGCGGCCCTTCGCGAGAAGAACACGGTTCGTACAACCTACAACGTCACTACGCCTTACTGGACGAGCGCCTATCGACTGGGGGATCGCATCCGAGTTGTCGGGCAGAGCGACTTTGTATTCGGCACCCACCAAATCCTGTCTCTCAGCTACGATCTGACCAACGACCACTCAACAACCCTCTCAACAGATTCGAGCGTGCCCCTTATCGCCAATCAGGTTCTGGAGGACGGATGATGAGCTTCGGTATAGATCAAGCAATTGAGGGAGCCAGAGAGCAGTCGCGAGCCGCGCGAGACGGCGCGAGCGGTGCGGCACAGCTCGATTCCCGGCCTTCGTCAATTCGCCTTGGCGTGGTGGCTTCGGTTAATGGCGATGCCTACACTGTTGAGGTGCTTGCTGCCGACGGAACCGTCGCGGACACTTTGCCGGGCGTTCGAGTTTGGGGCCAATCTGTATTTCAATCTGACGACAAAGTCGCCCTGGCATGGATCGGTGACCGGCCGATTCCCGTGATTATTGGCGGTGGCGGTGGCGGCGGTGGTGGTTCGATCGTTCCGATCGTGGCCGCGTGCCTTCTGGCCAACGGGGAGTGACCTGTGCCCTTCGTTACCTTCGGCCAGCCTGAGCCAGAGAACGCGCCGCCGCTGGCGGAGGACGGGGCGCGCGGGCGGATTTTCCCCTGGGGCGAGACTGCGACGGCAGTGCGGGATGTGCTGGGTGGGTGCGTGGGCTGTTCGCTTCGGGAAGCGCACGGCGAGCCCTGCTCGCTCGTGGGCGTCGAGCGGAGGGCGGGAGATCGATTGGAGACGGACGCGCCGGCGGGAAGCTACGCGAGCGCGGCGATGATGAGCGAAACGGACGGGGCTTTGTGGGCGGCCGCGTTTATCGGCGGCGCGTACCTGCAGGGAAACTATCTATACAACCTCGGCGCGGGGACGGCAAACAACATCCTGCAGCGGGAGAGGGTGGAGGTTCTGGCCGTTGCGGGGAAAGTGGTGACGGTTCGTGGCCGAGACCCTCGGCGGCTGACCTATGGCATTTCCCGCGTGAATCCCGAGTGGCCGTTGCCCGATCCCGTCACAGGCAGCACGGCGCGGCTGCAATTTGACGAGGGACAGTTAAGCCTTCCAACCGGCTCGATCTTCGAGCCGGCTTGGCCCTCGTGCCTGTATAGAAAACTAAATCCGATGGTGACGCGCGTCATCCCACCGACGGGCGCGTTTATCAGCGGGGACCAGGTGGAATACCAGATCGAGGTTTGGTCCGACATGAGCAGCCTTCGGGCGCCGTACGATCGCAAGCGCCCACCGGCGGATGGCCGGTATTGGGCCTCGATCGGTTTTATGGGAGTCCAGCCGGAGAAGTGGGCCAACTGGCAGGCGTATCCGCAGGCCTGGTGGACGGCGCGGGAGATCGAGTTGACAGTGGCCGATTTGGCGGCAGCCAGCGGAGTGGTGGCGCTGAAGGACTCGGCCGGGAATGACTGCCGAGTGCTACCTCGATGGGCAGGGGCAAACGTTCTGCGCGTTGTCTATACGCTAACAGGCGGGGTGCGAGGAGTGCTCCCTGCGTCAGAGACGGACGCGGCCTTGGTGACGACAGACAACGGTTCCGGTTGGTCGTCGACGCTCAACCTCGCGGCGCTCTTGGGCTTCCCTGACTTGGTTTCGGTGCGCATTTTCTATATGCCCGAGGCACGGATCGAGGACGGTGCTGCATGGGTCACAAAGGGCGCATGCGCCAACAGCCAGAGAGACGCGACGGGCAGCTTCGTGCATGGCACCGCGCGGCGATGCACGAACGTAGGCTGCAGCAAATTCTCGGCTGGGACGTTCCGCGACGAGTGTTGGGACCCGAAGGCTACGGGCTTCACGCTGGGCTGCGGGCAGGGCCCAGGGGCCGCGGTCTTCCCCGCGGCGGACGCGCGCGACAACGGGAACGGGCCTGAGATCGCTTGGTCCGCACAAGGCACCGTGATTCGGCAGGGGCTTCCGGGCGTGAGCAGCCATCGCAATTTCTGGTTCGAGCGGAAGACGAGGACGAGCCTTCAGCAACTGGTGGGCTCGTTTTCTGATGCTGTTCCGCGAAGCCCCGGAGCGGGATGGGTCGAGCTGCTGGGGCGGGTTTGGGGCCAGCGAGAAATCTATACGGAGAACGGCGAGACTCGGCAGCGGCTTCGGCACGGATTGTTCGAGGCCGAGGGCGCCGGGATGCAGGGGGCGGCCGGCCTGCTGATTCCCGGCTGGCAGGATCGCACGAACCAACGGCGCTCGGGAATTCGCGATGCGGAAGCGGCTTTCCCTTCCTTCGGGCCTGCGCCGGCGAGCGTGGCCGATGGAAGCCTTGGCGGCGGTGCGATGGCCCATCGCCTGCGCGTGAGCGAGGCGGCCCATCAAATCTATGTTGTTGGCATCAACCCGCAGCGCGTGAATGCGGCCGTTCGGGATTACGCGGAGAGGCTCAACTGATGGCTTTCTTCGGCGACACGAGCAAGATCAACAAGGTAGTTGATGGCGTTCTGTACGGCCTTGCTGTGCGGCTTTGGACCCCATCGACGGCGGCCGCAGGGCTGGGGCTGCCTCCCGAGCCGACGCCGATTGTGACGGGAGTGATCGAGGGGGTAGAGATGCTGGGCGGCGGATCGTTCCGCCTGAAGATGCGCCGCGCCCCTCAGACGTTCTTCTACGTGATTCCCCCGCAGGGGCCAGGGCAGGGATCGCAGGAAGTTCCGTATCTCTGCGAGATGGGCGGGAACATCGCCATGCCTGCGGAGTGGCAGCGGGGATACTCGCACCTGAACGACCTGGCGCTTCGCGGTTCGCTGATGGGCTCGCGCGTGGTCGAGGGCGACGGCGGACGGCTGTTGCGTGACCGGCCGACGCTTCCGGGCATGGTGACGCGGGCATTGGCGCACGGGATTGCTCCATCGGCGGTCAACTACGCTGGCAGCGCGCCGTATAGACCGCCGCGCTTTCAAGCCATCAATCTATACAGGATTGCAGCCACCCGTGAGGGCCCGGTGGTGCGCTGGGTCAACAGGTCCGGCGTGGTGGTTTCAGAGGGTGACGTGGTGGTGTCGGAGGACGGGCAGGGCACGGCGCTTGAGGATATTCCGCCGGGCGCGACGGGAAACATCGCGGCGGACCTCGCGGCGGAGATCGTCTTCTCGGGATTGAATGATGGCCCCTATCCATCCGGTTTGGTGATTTGGGACGACGACGAGCCGACGCTCGCCGAGCGGGTGATTTTCACGCCGCCGGGAGGGTCCGCGCCGGACGACAATTGGCTTCCTCCAGACCTGGGCGGCGGTGACTTCGAGGGCGCGAAGTATTGGTGGGACCCCTTGGCCTACGAGGTGCGCCTCAGCTCGGGCTGTTTCCTCGCGGGAAACGAGGCCGATCTCGTTTATTGGCTGAGAACCGAACTCGACGTTCCGGGCGAGGAGGCTGGGCAGCAGCATGTTGTGGTGGGCAGCGGGGCAGGTCCGGGTGGGTTTGCGGACGAGGTTGTTATCTCGGCGCTTGAGGTGGGTGGCGACTTCGATTGGGAGTTTATGGTTTTCGACGGGGAGGGAGTTCTTGAGTGGCGGCAGAGCGGGGCGGCCGGTGCTCGGCGGGCGACTCTTGAGCTTGGCGCGGCCGGCCCGGCGGCTTGCAGCTATCGAGCGGCGACCAACGCGGCCAGCGCGACGGAGGCGCTCTCCAGCTCGCCAACCTACTCGCTTCCTTACCAAGTACGGCTGGTGAAGGACGGCGGCGAGTTCACCTTCTTCAGCCGTCAAGACGGCAATGCAAGTTGGGCGGAGCTGGCATCGGTGGAGCTGGCGGGGGTCGTCGCGGAGAGCGATGGCTTTGCTGGGTTGGGCACCTACGCTGACGAGCACATCCGCGGAAGGGGAATCTTCACCGGCCAGGTGACGCGCCGGCTGCTGCAGATCGGAGCCGAGGGAACGCACGCGGTGTTGCGGAGCACGGGACGGGTGCCTTTCGTGGTGGCGGGCGACACGGGAATGCCCGCGGCTGACGTGGCCGAGGTGCTCAACCTGACGACGGGCCAAGCGATGACGCCCGGCTCGGGGGTAAAGCGTAACCAATATAGATTGCTTGATGGGACACTCTGGGCTGTGGCGGAGAACAGCGGCGACAGGTGGCAGGTGAACTATCAACAGGGGGGCGCTCCGCCGACGCCTCCGGGCCGGGCGCCGCGGCCTGTTCCCGGCCAGGTAGAAAGGGGCTGGGTTGAGCTTATCGAAGAGCCGAATCCCGACTTTTTGCCCACCACCAACGTCGCGAACAACAAGGCGAACTGGCACGACCTTATTGAGCTGACCTTCGAGGACGGGACGATCCCGCAGGTTGGCGAGCAGATAGAATTCTTGCGCTGGGGAGCGATCGCTGCATCGCCCGCGCCGGTGGTGCGGTGGGCGCTGAGGGCGCCAGGTGAGTTGGACGAGGACGGCGAGGAGATGGCGATCATGCCGGCCTCTGCCTATCGCGCCTATTGGTTCGCGGGGCTGCTGCTGGTCCGCCAGGACTGGCTGACGGACAACGTGCCTCCGGGCAGATCGCTGTGCGTTGCGGTGGAGGGCCGAGTAGTCAAAACGGACCTGCTGCAGGACGCGGCGCGATGGGCCGAGCTGCGGGCGGGCGTTAAGGCGCTCGAAGATTTGTGGGTGGAGATACCGGTAGAGAGCGGCGTGGTGTCGGCGCGTGGCGGGTATATATTCCGCGACTACGGCTGGACGGAAAAGGACGAGCTTGATCGAGTGACGGCCATTGGAATCGGGCTGTGGCGCTCCAGATATAGACCGGGCAATCCTCCATCCACCATGCCCGGAGCAGGGGAAACTCCGTTCTGGGCTATTTTTACAGAATTTGGTGGGGCCATCGGATTCATAGACACGTTGCAGCGGTCGGGATATATATGGACCGGTCCGCCAGAGACCGAGTTTCAGATCATCGAGGGCGACGCGTACGCTTGGGTTTTTACTTCGCCGGGGAACTGGAATGCCGGGCAGCCGAACGTGGCCATCGGGTATAGCTTGCCGCGAAACAACCTGACCCCGCTGGACTACGCGAGCAGCTTTGCCTCGGTGCAAGGCACGCCGTTCAACCCCAATGGGGTATTCTCCAAGCTGCCGGACGATGCGGAAATACTGGAGGCGTGGGTGGAGGTGGTGGCCTCGAATCTGCGCGAGCATCGTTGGGAGATACAGATTGATGTAGGGCCGGGGCTTTACTCCTACCGCCGCGAGGTCTGGAACGGCGAGCTTGTTTTTGAGTTTGAGCGCGACGGCGACGGGAACATCGTGAAGGACTTTGTTCCCATCAACCCTGACCCTTGGGTCGAGGGCGCGACGCTAGGCTTCGAGGTCATTGGCAAGCGTATAGATTCGCGGAACGTGGTGGACTGGGTTGGCAACCCGCTGCAGATACCTGCCCACGAGTACCTTTCCGTCGGCGGCCTCGGGACGAGCGCGAGCGCCATCGAGTCAGACCGAGTGCAGTTTGTGAACGTCACCGGGGCGATGCAGCGCTTGTTGCAGCTGCGGAAAACCGAGACGGCCTTTGATGGCTACGAGCTGTGGCCGAGCCTTGGCGTTGGCGTTGAGGGCGAGCCCGAAGGCCTGACCGGGTATCTGATGGGAATTGCACCGACAGTTAGCTATTCGCAGGACGGAGACCCGGACGATCCGGCAATCCATATTTCTATGTCGGGACGGCGAATCGAATCCTCTGGCATCGAGGTCCGCCGCCTGCTGGTGCGCTTCCGCACCGGCCTTGGGGGAAGCGATCTGCTTGCGCGGCCCCTCAACTGGCCGCCGGCTGTCTGAGGCCCCGGGCGCTTTTCAACTTCCGTTGAAATTCCGATTGCTCCTTTGCAACTAAAGTTGAAAAGCTTTGGGGCGAAAGGAGATCTCTATGGACACAAAATCCAAGCTACTGGCAGCGATCCGCAATCGCCGCGGGAATCTTTCAAAGCTTGCAAAAGCAAGCGGGCTGACAGTTGAAGGCCTGCGCAAAATCGCGGACGGCCGAACGTTGAACCCAGGAGTCGAGACCCTTAAGCGCCTCGAGAAGGCGCTGCTGGAGCTCGCCGAAGATACCGCGCCGCCCTCGGCGGCGGCCGAAGCTTCGATCAGAGGAGCCAAGAACCATGTTGTCTGACGGCGACGGCTACGGCTCTGGTGCCGGCTCTGGCTACGGTTTTGACTCCGGCTACGGCTCCGGCTTCGGCGACGGCTTCGGTTACGGCTAAACCAAAACGCGCCGGGGAGAGGGAAAACTTAACCCGGCGCAACCCCCGACAGCGGGCTAACCCCGCAGAAAAGGACAACGATCATGAACAACGGAATGGTAGGAAAATACGTTATTGTTCGGTGCCGCGACGCCGGCGTGCATGCCGGTGTGCTGGAGGCACACGAGGGCCGAGAGTGCGTCCTCACAGAAGCGCGCCGGCTGTGGCGCTGGCGGGCGGAAGGCGGCGGCGTTTCGCTCTCGGAGGTCGCAGTATACGGGATCGCCCCCGAGTCTAAAATCACGGTGCCGGTGCCTCGAATCCACCTGACCGAAAACTGCGAGATTATTCCGGCCTCGGCGGCGGCCGAGGCATCTATCCGAGGAGCCAAGAACCATGTTGTCTGACGGCGACGGCTCCGGCTTTGGCTACGGCTTCGGCGACGGCGACGGCTTCGGCAACGGCTTCGGCGACGGCGACGGCTCCGGCTTCGGCTACGGCAACGGCGACGGCTTCGGCGATGGCTACGGCGACGGCGACGGCTTCGGCGATGGCTACGGCGACGGCGACGGCTTCGGCAACGGCAACGGCGACGGCTACGGCTACGGCTTCGGCTACGGCTACGACAACGGATACGGAGCCGGATACGGAGCCGGATACGGAGCCGGATACGGCTTTGGCGGCGGCACCGGTGACGGCAACGGCACCGGTGATGGAGCCGGCTCCGACTCCGGCGCCGGCGACGGCTTCGGTTACGGCGACGGTGCCGGCTACGGGCACGGCAACGAATCCGGCTCCGGCTTCGGCTACGGCGACGGCTCCGGCTACGGCACCGGAGCCGGGAACGGAAGCGGCACCTGCTACAGCTAAAGGAAACTGCGCCGGGAAGAGAGAAAACTTAACCCGGCGCAACCCCCGACAGCGGGCATCCCCGCAGAACAGGACAACGATCATGAACAACGGAATGGTAGGAAAATACGTCATTGTACGTTGCAGGGACGCAGGTGTCCACGCCGGCGTTTTGGAGGCCCACCAAGGGAGGGAATGCATTCTCGCTGAAGCGCGCCGGCTGTGGCGCTGGCGGGCGGAAGGCGGCGGCGTTTCGCTCTCGGAGGTCGCAGTATACGGGATCGCCGAGGATTCTAAAATCACAGTGCCGGTGCCTCGAATCCACCTCACCGAAAACTGCGAGATTATTCTAACCTCGGCGGAGGCCGAGGCATCCATCCGAGGAGCTAAGAACCATGTTGTCTGACGGCGACGGCGACGGTGCCGGCTGCGGTGCCGGTTCTGGCTACGGTTCGGGTTCCGGCTACGGCTACGGCTCCGGCTACGGCAACGGCTACGGCGACGGCAGCGGCTTCGGCTACGGCTACAGCGACGGATACGGCTACAGCGACGGATACGGAGCCGGATACGGCTTTGGCGGCGGCACCGGCGACGGCTCCGGCGCCGGCGACGGCACCGGCTACGGCGCCGGCGACGGCTCCGGCTACGGCGACGGCTACGGGTACGGCGACGGCGCCGGCTACAGCTAAAGGAAACTGCGCCGGGAAGAGAGAAAACTTAACCCGGCGCAACCCCCGACAGCGGGCATCCCCCGCAGAATAGGACAGGGATCATGCAAGAGCGGCCAAGCAGAAACACCAGGTGCTGGACGTGCGGAAGACCGCGAGGGCTGGAGCAGCAGCGATCATCGTGGGAGGCTAATTTGTCTACCGTTTACGTTCCGCGGACCGACAACCACGATGACCGCCCTGCGCAAATCGCGAACGACCTCATTGTGCGAGCTGTGATTTACCGAAACGGCGGATCGTCGCATGACAGCGAAATCCATCTGTGCGCCGAGTGCCTTCGGATCGGCGTGCGAGCCCTCAAGAACGAACTTTCAAAGGCGTTGGATGAATACGACAGCGGGCACGACCTGCAGGTCGAGCTGGCCACGCTGACCAAGCGTTTGGCGAGGACGCAGCACGCGCTGTCCTCGCTGGCGCACGATCACAACCGCATGCAGGATCGACTGCGCGATGTGCTTGCGAAATTGCCGGTGGCGGAGGTGGCGGACAGGGAAATTGAGTTTGCTCAATGGGAGGTTTCCCGGGGCCGTGCGCCTGATTATATGAGTCAGATGGTAGCGCGATACGCTGCCATGGAGACGGCGGCGGCGGCTCTACCACAAACCGCCGACGGGCACCCGATTTACCCGGGTCTGCGAGCGTGGCGCCACATCGACGGTGACGACTACTACCACGGCGTGGAGGACCGCGACGGCTGGGCACAGGGCACGGTGCGCGGGATTACAAAACATCGCCTCGCGTCCAATTTCATAATCTGGTGGCAGCAAGACGAGAACGACGACACGGATGAGTGCTTTCCGGGCGAACTGTACTTAAACAGCCCGGAGACGAACGAGCTTTGCGGCGAGGAGCCAAGCAAATGACCAAGATCGACGTTGAAGAGTTCGAGCGCAGGGCCGCGGCAGGCCAGAAGCCGATCCTGCCATGGAGGTTGCAAAACTGGGCTTCCCAAATACCCGGAATGGTTCGGCCGTTTGTCGAAATCCCCGCAGGGCGAGAGCGAGACTTTATTCTGCGGCCCCTAACGATTGAATTTGAGGAGTACCGGTTCCGCACCCTGGCCGCTGCGCAACTGGCCGGCGAGCACCTTTTGCGCGAGGCCACGAGGCCGTTGTTTGCACAGGAGGTGGCGCGCGTGGAGGAACTGAAGGCGGCGCTGTCGGGGCTGGTGGAAGTCAACGAGACGGAGGCCGGTGACGATCCCGCGGAGTGGGCAGCGGCAATGCTCGCGGCCCGCAAGGCGCTTGGAGGTCTCAATGAATGAGTTGGCACTTTTCGCAGGCGCTGGAGGCGGAATTCTCGGCGGTCGGTTGCTCGGCTGGAGAACAGTCTGTGCCGTCGAGATTGACCCCTATTGCCGGCAAATTCTCCTCCAGCGTCAAAACGACGGAATGCTTGAACCCTCCCAATCTGGGACGATGTGCGAACCTTTGACGGGCGACCGTGGGCTGGACTCGTGGATGTCGTCTCTGGCGGATTCCCGTGCCAGGACATCAGCGTTGCAGGAAAGGGCGCCGGAATCGAAGGAGAGCAAAGCGGCCTTTGGCGGGAAATGGCGCGCATCATTGGCGAGGTTCGACCCCGGTTCGTGTTCGTGGAGAACTCCCCAGCTCTCGTTTCTAGAGGAATTCAGCGAGTCCTTGGCGACCTTTCCACGTTGGGGTACAATGCGGAATGGGGAGTTGTGGGAGCGCACCATGCCGGAGCTCCCCACAAAAGAGAACGCATCTGGATTTTGGCCTACGCCAACGGCCAACGACGCGAAGAACTCGACTTTCCCGCCGTCGTGCCGAGCTTGGGACAGCCTTCCAGGCGAGCTTATTCGCCGGGAGCTTGCAATCCCTGGCAGCGGACAAGTCCTCAGCCCGTACTTTGTAGAATGGCTGATGGGATGGCCGTTCGGATGGACCAATTTAAAGCCCTTGGAAACGGACAAGTACCAGCAGTGGTACGACTCGCATGGCACCTGCTAACCCTTAGGCGCGAACACGCATCAAAAAAAGACCTGACATGAACCTATACGACATACTGGAAACCGCAGCGCATTGTTGCAGCGAGATGGCGGGGGATGCGCGAGCCCAGTCGCTTGCCGCCAACGCTCAGGGCCGCGCAGCCGAGGGTGCCTATCACCATCGCCGATGCCTCGAATACCGATCCGCCGCCGACGCGTGCCACTCTATCTCGGCCGCGCTAAAGGACGGCGAGCCAGTGCCAGAGGAGATGCGCGAGTGGTTTCGGAAGATCAATATAGATCGGTGGGTGTGAGGAAAATGATACAGACAAGCACATCCTACCCCCACTCTCGCGCCGACCTGCCAGCCAAAGTGGCAAGGCACCTCGGCCCTGAAAGCCTGAGCTGGCTTGCAGAGCAGGTGCGCCGGCCCGAAGGAGTTGCTGCCAACCACTTTGGCCTCGGGATGAAAATCAGAAACTTCCTCCGCCGCGGCCACGTCCGCGGCTGGTCCGATCAGGATTTCGACGAGGCTTGGGCGCCGCTCGTTTTGGCGGCGGCGAGCCGGCAGCCCTGATGGGGATCGCTCCATCGCTGCGATATAGATTTCTATGTCTTGGCGGCACGTGGAATCCTCGGGAATCGAGATTCGCCGCCGCGCTGGTTGACCGCCCACCTGGGGCCCCGGCAAAAAAACTCTAATTTCGTTAACGATTTTCCTTGCGCCGGGCGCCCCTCCTGATGAGCTTCCAATCAGCGGCGGCAATGACCGCCCAAATCAACCAGGAGATCGACCCATGAAGCTCAACGCAACCAAGATCGCGGAAATCAAGAAGGCTTACGCCGAAAACGCCAAGCGCGAGGATCTCCGCGGCGACGCCCAGATGCGCAACCACTGGGCTTGGCAGTGGCGGCAGCTGGCCACCAAGGCCGAGATTCGCCGGGCTCCCAAGTATTTGCAAGATTGGCGCTAAGACTGGCCGCCAAACCGCCCCGAGGGCAACCCCCTCGGGGCAACCCACCACCCACACCACACACCACAGGAGACCAAACAATGGACACCAGCGAAGACATGGACACCAGCGAAGACATGGACACCAGCGAAGACATGGACACCAGCGAAGACATGGACACCAGAGAAGACAAGGAATTCGAGCGATTTCTCGCATGGCTGCGGGCAGGGCTGCCTCTCTGCTTATTCCCCTATGAAGAGGAAGAGACCAAAATCCCCGACGGCATGCTTGAATGGGGGAATGATGACGGGAGCTGTTATGTCCCCGACTCTGAAACCGGCCACGCATGGATTAGGGAGGCTAACCGGATAATGGAGCTACCCGACAACGAGAAGAATGCTTCCCTTTGGGAAGATCATTGCATGGAACTGCTGGCTATTGGCGGGCGGTGGCTGTAAGCCCCCCCGCCTCACCCTCACCAAACCACACAAGGAGAAGCGATCATGAACAACAACCCCGTTGCCCAGTGGCTTGCCAGCGTTCGTTGGCGCCGGGAACTCCCCCCGGCACCGCCCGGCTACGAAATCGTCGCAACCACCGCCGACAAGGCGCGCTTCTTTGAACGCCTTGGGGGCGAGGAATTCGCCCACCATGGCCAATGCGAGTACGCCACCTTGCGCCCGGCCCGGGCAGACTACCACCCGCCGGGCCTGCTTGCCTTGGGCGAGGCGTGGCTTGCCAGCCACGGTTCGTTGGCAAGGGCGATCCTTTTCGGCGGGCATCACCGCGCCGGCAACACCGACGCCGCCCGCCTCGCCCTCTACGGTTACCGGGACGTTGGGTTTGGCTACCAGCGGATTGCCGACGCCTGCAAGCAGCTTGGCGCGCCGTTGCCCTTCGAGCCTAAGGCGCTCTACCAGGTCCAGGGATTTCTGGACGCCGCCGCCCACTTGGCCGGCGAGCGCCCGGCCGAAACCGCCAAGCCGGCCGCCCTCGAAAACCGGCTGGACTTCAGCGGTATCCGCTAACCGCCCCGATGGCAACCATCCACCAAACGGAGACCGACACATGGACGAACAGCAAAGCGCCATCGAGTTTCAGCAGCGATGCCTCGAGGAAACGCAGATGCGAATCTCCAATCTAGAAGTATGGATCGAGAAGCTTCGCGGGCAGTTGGAGCAGCAGAAGGGCTTACTTGAATACCACAAACGCTGCCTCGAGAGGGCGAAAAGGAATATGCTATGAACGACCCCAACCAGCGGAAGGCTAAGGGCAAAAGGGGCCGCAAAGCCCTTTTCGGGAAGAGCAAGGTTTTCGCCGTTCGCCTTCCCGTTTCCGTGGCCGATTGGGCAAAGCGCGAGCACAAGGCGCTTCGCCAACTGATCCTCGACCAAGCCCAAGAACACTTCGAGAAAGGAGCCGAAAAGAAAGATAGAGATACAGAGTGAAAGAAGTAGAACCGCCCCGCGAAGGCGGCAACCTCGCGCGGGGCAACGTCGGCAGCGGGCAAGAGGCCCGCAGAACAGGAAGAGGAAAGATGGGAAGCAAGCAACAGCCCAACGTCAAGGGCGGCGCTGGCCGCCTGGAAAATTGGGAACCGATTCCCGCAGACTTCGAGGACAGCGATCCCGACGGCGACCACTTTGCCGAGGATTTGAAGGGGCCGCGCGACGGCGGACAAACCCCTTCCCAGCGCGCAGCGCTTGAGCTGATTGCCAACATGGCCGCGCCCGACTTGATTGAGGGCCAGCGCACCTTGGAGCTTTCCAAGGCTCTCGAGTTGCCAGAGCGCGTTATCAAGCATATAGAGGCCTACCTCGAGACCGCCGCGTCGGCCGCCTTTCTCGCGAAGGAAGCGAAAGTGGAGAAGGAGCACGCTGCCAGCTGCTGGCAGGCCGTGAAGGAGCAGGCTGGCCGAAGCGATGATCTGGTTGACATGGCCGAGAAGGAGGCCGGGCCATGCCAATAACGGAACATCAGCGCGAGCGTCGGCGGCGGCACCTGGGCTCGTCCGACGCGGCGGCAATCTTCGGTCTCAATCCCTGGCGTTCGCGCTACGATGTATATCTAGAAAAGGTTCACGAGCTGGAGCCCAGCAAGCCCGGCGAGGCGGCCGAGCTGGGAAACATGATCGAGGATGGCTTGCTCGACTGGGCCGCCGCGGAACTGGGGGTGCGGATCGTCAAGAACCAGTTCCGAGTTCACGAGGGGCGAATCCTAAGCGCCAGCCACGACGCGCTTGTCGTCGATCAAGCCGTCGGACTAGAGGCCAAAACCCACGGCCTCCTTGGCCCCTCCTCGGAGGACTGGGGCGACAGCGGAACAGACGAGGTGCCCGCCCACGTTCTCCTGCAGGCGCAGCACCAAATGGAGGTTTCCGGTTTGTCTCGCGTCTATATCCCAGCGCTGATTGGAGGCCGGGGCCGCCGTCTATATATCGTGGATCGCAACGAAGCTATCTGCTCGGTTCTGCTCGAGGGCCTGACTCGCTTCTGGACAGAACACGTCGTTCCCAAGGTTCCGCCTTCCGCCGAGGAGGAACCGCCGCAGATCGAGACCCTTCGACGCCTGAGGAGACAGCCAAACTCGACCGTCGAGATTCCCGAGGAACTCGTTGAAGCCTGGCTCTCGGCGAAGGCCCACCTGAAAGCGGCGAAGGAACTCGAGGAGCAGGCAGAGGCGCGGCTGTTGGCGGCCTTCGGCGAAGCCGAGGGAGGCACCTGCCGGCTGGGTTCCCTAACCTACCTTGGCAGCTCGCGCCGGCAGCTCGACGGCAAGAAGCTCAAGGAAGCGCACCCAGAAATCTATAACGAGTTCGAGAGACAGATTTCTGTATCACCAACCCTTCGTTTCAAGGCCTACAAGGAGACATCTAGATGAGCTACGAAGTTGACTTCGAGCAGGATCGCGCATCATCAGCGCTCGCGCCATCGGCACAGGTACAGGTGGCCCAATCGCGCGCGGCCCAGGAAGTACAGGCCATGCTGGTTGTGGCCAAGCAGTGCCCGAGGGACCAGGTGGCGGCATACAACCGGATCATGGCCGCCTGCCGCCGCCGCTCGCTTGCCGAGTGCGCGATGTACGTTTATCCGCGCGGAGGCCAGAACGTGACGGGGCCGTCTATACGTCTAGCTGAGGCCCTGGCGCAGAACTGGGGCAATATAGACGCTGGCATCGTGGAGATCGACCAGCGCCCCGGCGAATCCGTTGTGATGGCTTACGCTTGGGATACAGAAACAAACTACCGCAGCCAGAAGGTTTTTACCGTCAGGCACGAGAGGCACACTCGGCACGGCGTGACGCGGCTAAGCGATCCGCGCGACATCTACGAGCTCGTTGCCAATCAGGGTGCTCGGCGTCTTCGGGCCTGCCTGCTATCAGTAATTCCCGGAGACGTGGTAGAGGCCGCCGTTGCGCAGTGCGAGGAGACCCTCAATGGCGACGGTAAGGAGCCTATCATCGACCGCCTTCGCAAGATGGTGGCGGCCTTCGCGGACTTGGGCGTGACGCAAGAGATGATCGTCAAGCGCCTTGGTCACGTTCTCGAGGCCACCACCGAGGCCGAGCTCGTGATGCTCCGCAAGATCTATATGTCTATTCGCGACGGGATGGCCCCCGTCGAGCAGTGGTTCCCGCGCGAACCCGAGGGCTCAAGCACCGCCGGCTCGAAGACCGAGCAGGTAGTTGCGGCGCTCAATCGAGCGAAGGCCAGCAAGGGCGCACCGAAGGCCCCGCCGTCAGCTCCGCCGGCCGTCACTGAGCAGGCTGAGCAAGGGGGCCAAGAAGAATGACCGCGATTCAAACCACGATCACTTTCCGCGTGTTTGGAGTCCCCCAGCCGGGGGGCTCCAAGCGCGGATTCGTCAACCCCAAGACGGGCCGAGTCGTCATTGCGGAGGACGCCAAGCGGAACAAATCCTGGCGGGAAAGCGTGCTGCAGGCGGCGCTTCCCTTCGCGCCCAAGGAGCCCCTTCGAGGCACGATTTTCCTTGAGGTGGTCTTCTTGATGCCCAGGCCGAAGGGGCACTTCCGCACGGGCAAGCTGGCCCACCTTCTGCGCGAAAGCGCCCCCATTCACCACGTCACCAAGCCCGACGCCACAAAGCTTCTGCGGTCCACCGAGGATGCCCTGACCGGCCTGCTTTGGAAGGACGATTCCCAGATCGCACACCAAGTGGTTTCCAAGCGATATACCACCGAGCAACCAGGCGCGGCCATCAAGGTTGTTCAATGGCTGGATGGCGGCAGCGAAAGCCCCAAACCCTGAACGTGGTTCACCCCTGAACCGCGTTCAGGGTTTCGACTGCAATCCGACGACCC